ATCTACTCCGAGGTTACCCAACATGTTGATCTGAAAAATTCCGTAAGAACTGTCTCCAGTTGCTCTGTTACCATTGTAAGCTAATGGTCGTCCGTTAGACTCCCGCTTTGCAATAGCCCAAGCCGTTTTAAGGGCTTTTCCTTCAAATCCTACTGTAGACAACAGTTCTATTAGTTCTGCGTCTGTAAGCATTTCTGAAGGCTTATAAACAGTATTGCTGTACTTTTCTAAGGTTTCTTTCTTAAGTTGTACTTCTGTCTTTGGTTTTACTATTTCTGCTTGAGCTAGTGCAACAGTATTGCTGTTTGAAAACAAAAACATTGTTGCTACTGCAATTGCTGTCCAGTGATGAACAACACTACTCAAACTTTCTTTTATATTCTCCATTGGCATTTCCTCCTTTAGAGATAGCGAAGTATAATCATACCATTGTAATAAAGAACATGTCAAATGGTTTTGCTATTGACAAAGAATATGTAAATAGTATAATTCCAATAGGGGGGTCGGGGGGTCAGCAAATCAACAAAAATCAACATATATTATATATATGTATATATAAAGTATTATATATTATAGTTAACTAAAAAACAACAACAAAAATAATTTTTCTTTTCTTTTATAAAAAACTTTGGTACACTTAGACTTCACTTAAAAATTAATCAATCCGTATGGCGGAAGAAAAGGCGACAAATGAAAAATACTATTGAAAATCCTTATGAAAACTTTATTGCACTATCAAGATATGCTAAATGGGTAGAAGCAGAAGGACGTAGAGAAACATGGGGAGAAACGGTAGATAGATATTTTTCTTTCATGACCAATCACTTAAAAGAAAACCATAATTACATTCCAAATGAGAAGCTTGTTGCGGAATTAAAAGAGTTTGTATTTGAACGAAATGTTATGCCATCAATGAGATCTGTAATGACTTCTGGCGTAGCACTTGAAAGAGATAATGTAGCAGGATACAATTGTGCTTTCTTGCCAGTTGATTCACCTAGATCATTTGATGAAACAATGTATGTACTTATGTGCGGAACTGGTGTAGGATTCTCAGTTGAGTACAAGTATATTAATAAGCTTCCTGCCGTCCCAGAAAAACTAGAGAAGTCGGATACTATTATTGTTGTCGAAGATTCAAAGCAAGGATGGGCAAAAGCATATCGTGAACTATTAGCACTTCTTTGGACAGGACATATTCCAGCAATTGATGTAACTAAAGTTAGACCTGCTGGTGCAAGATTAAAAACAATGGGTGGTAGATCTTCTGGTCCTCAGCCCCTAGTAAATCTTTTTGACTTTACTATTGCTAAGTTTAAAAATGCAGCAGGTAGAAATCTTAAACCAATTGAATGTCATGACATTATGTGTAAGATTGGTGAAGTGGTAGTTGTTGGTGGAGTAAGAAGATCTGCAATGATTTCTCTGTCAAACATTAATGATATTGAAATGGCTCAAGCAAAGGCTGGTAATTGGTGGGAAGGTAATACACAACGAGCATTATCTAATAACTCAGTTGCATATTCAAGAAAGCCAGAAATGGAACAGTTTATTGCAGAGTGGAAATCTCTTTATGATTCAAAGTCTGGTGAACGTGGTATTTACAACGTAGCCGCAGCTCAAGCACAAGCAGCGAAGTTTGGTCGTAGAGATCCAGATATTCATTATGGTACAAACCCTTGCTCTGAAATTATCCTTCGTCCGTATCAGTTTTGCAATCTTTCAGAAGTAGTATTGCGTGAGAAAGACACCAAAGAAGATATTGCAAATAAAGTAAGGCTTGCAACAATACTTGGAACCTGGCAGTCAACTCTTACAGATTTTAAGTACCTAAGAAAAATATGGAAAGATAACACAGAAGAAGAGAGACTTCTTGGTGTTTCTTTGACAGGACAATTTGGACACAAGTTTATGTCTGGCAAGAAGGATATAGTTGCTTTAGAAGCTTACTTGATGTCTTTAAGAGAGTATGCTCGTGAAACTAATAAAGAAGAGGCTGAAAAAATTGGAATTCCTGAGTCTGCAGCTATTACATGCGTAAAACCTTCTGGAACAGTATCTCAATTGGTCGGGGTATCTTCAGGAATGCATCCATGGCATTCACCATATTATGTTCGCACAGTCCGTGGTTCAAAAGGAGATCCAATTTCTGTTTTCCTAAAAGAAGTTGGAATACCAGTAGAAGATGATGTAATGAAGCCTAATGAAACATATGTATTTTCGTTCCCAGTAAAAGCACCAGAAGGTGCAATTGTTAGAAATGATTTAACTGCAATTGACCACTTAAATATTTGGCTTGTTTATCAAAGAGCTTGGTGTGAGCATAAGCCTTCTATTACTGTTTCAGTAAAAGAAGAAGAGTGGATGGAAGTAGGAGCTTGGGTATACAAGAATTTTGATGAAGTATCTGGAATTTCTTTCCTGCCACACTCAGAGCATACATATAAGCAAGCACCTTATCAAGAAATTTCAAAAGAAGAATATGAAGAGCTTTTATCTAAAATGCCAAAGAATATTAGGTGGGAAGATCTCTCTTTTTATGAAACAGAAGATGGAACTTCAACAAACGCCACCTTGGCTTGCAGTTCAGACGGAAATTGCGAACTTGTAGATATATCTGCCTAGTGGTAGAATTAAGTATTGGGTAAAACCAAAATTCATGGGCAACACCGCCCAAATGGAGATGATAATATGGCTATCAAAAATTTTGATAAAGCTGATTTAAATAAAGACGGGAAAGTAACTATGCAAGAACAAATTTTATCTGCACTAGGCTCTTACGGAAGAGCATTTTTAGCCGCAGCAATGGCTCTTTACATGACTGGAAATACAGATCCAAAAGATTTAGTAGCTGCTGGATTTGCAGCAATTGCCCCAGTTATTTTGAAGGCTTTGTCGCCTAGCGACCACAGCTTCGGATTTAAGTCTAAGTAATTATTAGTCAATTAGGAATGCCCTTATGCTAAAATAGTGTAAGGGCATTTCTCTTTAGGGGTATAAAATGGCAGCGCAAAAAAATTTTCAAGTAGACGAAAACACCACATTTACGTTTGAAGTTCAATACTTAGACGAAGATAATGTCCCTATACAATTAAATCACCACACCGCTAAAATGCAAGTAAGAGATACTCAAGGTGGAAAAAAATTAGCATTCACTCTAACTGATCAAGACGGTATTACAATAACTCCATCATTGGGAAAGCTTTCTATTTCAGTTTCATCAGAAAGAACTAAAAAACTTTTTTATCCAAAATCGGCGTATGATTTAGTATTAATTGACCCAAGCGTTAATATAACAAGACTTCTAGAAGGATATCTAACCTTGAATAGGGCGGTAACCTTATAATGGCAACCCGCCTAATAGTAACCGAAAATAATCCACTAGTAGTAGTAAGAGCTTCTGGCTCTCCTGGAAGAACAATAATAAGTGGCGAAGGAAATCCAGCAAATTCATTAGGATCCCCAGGAGATTTTTACTTTGACACATTAACTACAAGGTTTTGGGGGCCAAAATCATTGGACTCAGATTCTTGGGATGTGGACAGCAGCTTTATTTTAGACAAGCAAGTTTCCTATATGTACTCTTGGGAAATGAGCCAAATATCTGGCCCAGTAAATGGAGTATATTCTGTATCAATTACCCATAATTTACAATTTCACCCTAATGTTTCTGTTAAGTCAAGTTCAGGTGACTTGTTAGAAACTGGAATAGACTATAATAGTATTAACCAAATAACATTGACAATGGCTCAGCCATTTTCGGGGACAGCATACCTGTCCTAAAAAGGAGATAAAAAATGGCAAGAAAATTTTTAGTTAGCGTTGATCTAAACAAGAATGAGTTACTCAATGCTAGAATTCAAAACTTAGGTTCTGCTCCATCGAGTCCAGTATCAGGTCAAATTTATTACAATTCTCAAGACAACATTATGTACTTCTGGAATGGTACAGAGTGGATCTCTACATCTGGTTCACTAGAAGTCATTCAAGATGCTATTGGTTCATATATAAATGGCGGAGTTGGTC